AAATGACATCCTTGGATGCTTCTTCTTCAAGCGTTTGAATGCAGCGCCGTAGCGTTTTGCATAGGCGCTGGCTTTCCTTTTCACTTTCTTTTCAAGAGGTTTGCCAACTTTATCGCCAATGCGAGCAGCCTTTTCATATTCCATGCCACCAGCCTCTAAGACCGCCCGTATTGCTAAGCATGTGGGACAGACCATCGTCTTCCCTCAGTTGTCACTAGCCGTGCTCTGGATCGCGATAGCCATCCAGTCTTTAGTTGACAATTTGACTACTCTGCACTTAATTCTTGCAGTAATGTAAATCGCGGAGGTCGACACCGCTGCACCGAATACCCCACCGGTGAGGTAAAGTGAATCATTGACTACCAGAAAAGCCTCGGATAGATTGGAAGGGCCGAAATTATCCGGATACAGATCGTTTGAATGTGATGCTATGTTATTGGACACATCGATTTGCAGGGCACCACTGGCAATCAACGATTGGTCATCTGCCCGAACTAAGAGGGTGCCAGGGTTAAGGTCACTGAGTTGAAAGCCGAAAGAACCGTTCGCAGCCAGCATTCGGGCAACATCTGAACTGAAGGATGAGCCTACTTGCGTGATGAAGTCGACGGATTCCACAGGACATTCACATAGGCTCCAAGGTCGATCGTCCCTTGAACTATATCCCCGTCCGCCGAGGCGGCAGGTAATGTTACGGTTTCTGTCAGATAAAATGAGCCAGTCTTTGCTGTTGCCATAATCAACGGGTGCGGACCCCGGCCTAAAAGGCTTGGTCCGCGCTCCGCATCTGGTAAATATCTTGAAAATATCATAAGGAGGGCCCCGCTAGCAGGGTTCAATGGAGCAGTTTCCTTTGTTTCATATATGGCTCCATTCATCAATTCAATGAAAGTATTAGGTATCGAATCGATTTGATAGGGTTGTTGTACGTCTTACACTTGATATACTAGGACTTGCTCGGATAATCATGGACCGAGAAGACTTCGAGGGACCCTACCCCGTGGCTGATAATACCTGCACGATCGCACATGACCTAAAGAGAATAGCCGATACCCTTGAGCGTTTGCTCAAGATAAGTGAGATGAGCCTATGAGACCTCCTAAGATAGTCTATTGTGAGATCTGTTCTCAGCCAGTAAAGCCTTTGGCTGAGTGGTTGGACTCGGGCCAATGGTGCAAATGCAAGGAGATGGATGAATGAGGCGTTGTGAAGAATGCGGAGCATATACCGGCTGGGATGCTTTTAACGGTCTTACTGTGAAATGTTGCTGTGAGGTGAGGCTTGAATGAGAAGACCAGGACAATGTGAAAGATGCGGTGATAAGGTCACCCATTCACTCACTCCAGAGATGTCTAAACTCTGTTATGATTGTGCGGTTTATCTTACAATCGCTGACGGATGGTGATTGAATGAGTTCAATGATGATGACTTTTAGAATTAACAGCGATTCACCCCTCTATCAATGGGTAAAACAATTAGAAGATGCTGGGGAGTCTGTGAGCGAAGCCATACGGTCCCGTTTGCTATCTCAACTAGCACAAGATGTGAATTCCACTTATTATCCCAATTACCTAGTTCATATGAAGAATTCGGAAAACTGGATTCTTGCTCAAAGAATTATGCCTACCGCCCATCGTGACCTGATGATGGATGCGATCGCAAAGCACCGTGGCGGATTAGATATGACTATTACCAATTAGTCTTAGTTCACTCACTTAGATATCGATAAATGTTGTAAGCATCAACTGGGGCTGCAACTGCTGCGGTCCAAGGATTAGTGTAGGCCATCAAAGTAACAGCAAACAATGGGCTCCAACCGGCAATAAGGCCGATAGTGCCCGCTACCAAACTAGCTGGTTCGCCATACTGTTCCTCGATATTCTCAACCGCATCAAAGAGAACATAACGCATATACCAGACACCGAAATCAAATGTCTTCTTCTGAGAGTATAGCCTGGCATCGGCTACAAATTGAAAGACCTCAACGCCAACATCTGCAGACAATTGAAACAGATCAACAGTTGCGTCCACAATAAGAGATTCAAACTCACCAGATGATTCCTTCTCGGCTGGCCTAGTGAATGGATCACCCGTAACCCAAGCAAAGACAGCCATGGGCTCACGGCCCGGTGGATAATTCGTAAGAACGCTTTTGACGCATCAAGAAAGCGAGTTCTTTTTCTTCACTGACGATGATGGCAGTAACATAATTGCAGGGAGGGATGTGGCTCGCTTGGTCAGCGGTAGCAGGTGTGCCAGGTGCAATATACACAACTCTAGTTATGTGAACCTTATCTGCTGTCGATGCCACACAAGTTCCGAAACTTGAAACACCCTGCATCTCGGAATCGCCCCAGGCTGAATTAGTGGTGAAGGTGCGTACCCTTCCGTAAATCACTTGTTGCATATCATAAGGACTCAGAGGAAACCCCGGTAGATCACCATCACCTGTTGTGTACTTGTAAGCGGCAAGTAGGGTGGCATCGTCAACGAACTCTGTAGTAACCATATCGACGATTACATATGCACTATTGCCGAAGGGGGGATAGCCTTCTTGAATGTTGATTCCCTGAAAAAAGGCTGTGAGTGATTCTCTATTGTATCCTGAGAGATCGTAATAAGACCGGCTGGCGAAAGTAGGCGTAACCAGGTTCTCTAAGATTTCCCAATCATCGCCGTCGACTGTGGCAGGGAAATTACTAGCAGGGGCAGGCCCTTGAGTAATGTCAAGATGTCCTATAGTGCGATCAAGCACACGCGGTCCTTCAATACTCATCTCCGGGCCTCCCTATGTGCCTTCTTTGCCAGGGCCTTAAATGACATCCTTGGATGCTTCTTCTTCAAGCGTTTGAATGCAGCGCCGTAGCGTTTTGCATAGGCGCTGGCTTTCCTTTTCACTTTCTTTTCAAGAGGTTTGCCAACTTTATCGCCAATGCGAGCAGCCTTTTCATAT